CCCAAGGTCAGCGGCTCCATCAGCGACGCACAGGTACAGGCCGAGCCCGAGAAGTACGGCGGTGCACAGGTAGCCACCGAGGACATGCTGACTCCCGACCTGCTCCAGTGGACGCTGGGCGCAACCATCGGTATCAAGTACTCGAAGCAGTTTGCCCTGAACAAGCAGGCCCAAAAGGTGAAGTACGTTGCAACCGACATCGTGGCCGAAGAGCCCGAGACACCCGGCGGTGGCGGCGACAATACAGGCGGCTCGACCGGCGGCGGTACGCAGGGCGGGGAGCTGGAAGGATAAAGGCTCTACCACAAGGCCCTGGGAAGCCAACCAGATAAGTTGACGTGAGAGTCATCCGCAAGGGTGGCTCTCTTCTTTTTGAACACGAATTGAATGAATTATTAAAATCAAGGAACTATGGAAAGAGTAGAATTATTCAACGACCATTTTCAGAACTTCAAAGTTTACGGCATCCCACACGCACAGCTTATTATTGCCGACCCACCCTATAATCTTGGCAAGAACGCCTACGCCAGCAACCCCGTATGGTACAAGGACGGGGACAACAAGAACGGCGAAAGCGAACTGGCTGGCAAGGAGTTTTTCGACACCGACAAGGACTTCCGACCTGCCGAGTTTATGCACTTCTGTTCGCAGATGTTGGTCAAGGAACCGAAGACGGGCATTACCGACGAGGAAGCCGAGCAGGAAACCATCGGCGAGAGCGGACGCAAGAAGTCGAAAGCCCCGTGCATGGTGCTGTTCTGCGCCTTTGAGCAGTTGCACTACTACATCGAACTGGGCGAGCGTTACGGCTTCAAGCATTACATTCCGTTGGTGTTCCGCAAGAACCTCTCAGCCCAAGTGCTGAAGGCGAACATGAAGATTGTGGGCAACTGCGAATATGGCCTTGTGCTCTACAAAGACAAGCTGCCGAAGTTCAACAACGACGGGCGCATGGTGTTCAACTGCTTCGACTGGCCACGCGACACCATCACGCCCAAGGTACACCCCACGCAGAAGCCCGTTCCGCTGTTGGAAGAACTCATCCGCATCTTCACCGACGAGAACGACGTGGTGATAGACCCGTGTGCGGGCAGTGGCTCAACGCTCAGGGCAGCGGCGCAAATCAATCGCCGTGCCTATGGCTTCGAGATAAAGAAAGACTTCTACAAGTTGGCAAAGGAGAAAGTGCTGACCCATCTTCAGCCACGGCTTTTCTAACCCTTCATCCCCCACTTAATATGCAAGCATCAGAAGTAACCCTCATCCCCCTTCGCCACCTCCGCGTGCTGCCCAACAATCCGCGCACCATCACACAGGCGAAGCTCAACCAACTCTGTGACTCCATCCGCGAGAACGGCTTCTACGCCCACCGCGCCCTCGCCGTGGAACCCATCCCCGGCACCCCGGACTACTACGTGCTCGACGGCAACCAGCGCAAGAAGGCTCTCGCTCGGCTGAAGCGCAAGGCCGCTCCGTGCATCATCTACACCGACCTGACCGAAGAGGAGCGCGCACGGCTCATCCTCATGGGCAACATCAACGTGGGCGAGTGGGACGCTCAGCTGCTCGTCAGCGACTTCCAGCCCGTCGTCGATTTCGATGCCATCGGACTGGAGTTCGAGATGCCCCAGTTCGAGGCCGACCCCGTGCCCACCGTCACCAAGGACAACGCCACCGGCAGCGACGGCACAGGCCATGCAGCCGACAGCGGGACACCACCCGACGGCGACGACGCGAGCCAGACGGACCCCGAGGCAGATGACCGCCTGTCGTTCTACTACCGCATGATGGGCGACTACATCTACCCGACCGACAACGAGTATCAGATACCCACCCTGCTCACCGACCGCCAGCCCGTACACGTGGAACTGCCCCTCGCCCCGTGGGGTGCCGAAGGCCGCTACAAGAAGGGCATCGCCACCTACCACTTCTATGTGGATGACTACCGCTTCGAGCAGCTCTTCAAGAACCCCATCCTGCTGTTGCAGTCCGGCTGTCGCGCCGTCGTGGAGCCAAACGTCAGCATCCACGACCAGACACCCGTCGCCATCGCCCTCTGGCAGATCTACCGCAAACGCTACCTCGCCCGCTACCTTCAGGAGTGCGGCCTACAGGTATGGGCCGACCTGAACGTGTCGCCCCACCTTGAACGCTGGAACGCCCTCGGCATCCCCCAGGGCTACAACGCCTTCTTCACCCGTGGCGTGAGCGGCTGGCAGCCCACCCTCGACCGCCACCTGGAGATGGCCCGCCGCATCAGCGAGTGCGACCACCCGAACCTCGTGGTCTATGGCGGCGGCAAGGACATCGCCGACTGGTGCATGGCGAAGCAGGTGGTGCATATCGGGGAGTATATGTTGGATGTACCCTCCATTTTGTATTGTCTGACAGCACATCTTTTGTAACGGGTTGTCGTTCAATTGGAAAAAGTACTTCCCGAGTGCATGAAATGCCTCAGGCTAAGGGCAACCAACTGCCCCATAGGA